GCTTAATTCACAGTGAACTTTCATTTACTCTCTGATTACTCTCTGATACAAGACGTGAAAATATAGAAGTCTGGCTGTGGCGGAGCCTGGTACCGCATCTGCTTTGGGAGCAGAGGATCGTTGGTTCAAATCCAACCAGCCAGACCAGTATATTAACCGCCTAGTGGATTAGAAGATTGTTTGATTTCTTCTATTTGTAATTCAAGTAATTTAATACTTTTCTCATTAATTTTAGATCTAGTTACTACACCAGATATATTAACTGGCTTTGCAACTTTCTTGTTTTCTAGTGTTGCTATTTTTTGTTCTAACACAGCTAATGCAGTTGCATTGTCATTAATACTAAAACTATTGTCATCAATACCCGTTAGATCTGGTGCTTTAGCAGCTGATAATTGTTCAATAGTTAGTTCAAGTTTAGCAAATTTACTGAACCCTACCCCTATTGAAGATACCAATCCGAGTATAATTACGATGTTTGTTAGATTTTTCTTTATGTCTTTAACCATTTTTAAGTACCCCTATTTCTATTAATAATTTTTGTTTTTTAATATTTATGTCATGCAAGATCTTTTCTACTTTAGCAATGGGATCATTGTTAATGTAATTAGATAAGTTAGCCTGGCTATAAATTTCTCTGGTATCTATAAAAACTTGGTTTGTATAAATATCTGTTGTTATATAAAATGTTGACTGGCTGTAGCTATCTAAAGAAATACTATTATTTTGTATAGCAGCTAATAAAACAATATTACGAACCTCTAAATTTTTAGTAATATCCTTAATTTCTGTATCTATTTTATTAATAGTTTTAGCCAATATTTGTGCTGTGTGATCTGTCTTATCTTTTACTTTAACAACTTTAGTATTTTCTTTTTTAATAACTTCTTTAGTTGTTTTTTCTTTGGGTTCGGTGTCAGTATCTTCCAAAATCTTAACTGGAGTTTCCTCTTTAACTACTTCCTCTTTGGCCTCAATTCTTACTTCTTCAGTAGCTTCTTCTAAAAATGCTACAGCAATAGTCTCTGGCTCCTCCTCTATTAATGGAGTTTCTTTAACCAATATGGGTGTTGAACTAGGTAATTCTTTTGTATCTTTGATAACTAAAATAGGTTCTTCGACAATTAAAGTAGGCTCTTTAACTACAATAATTTCTGGTTGTTTCATTGGTTCTTCAACAATAAATACTGGTAAAGGTTCTATTTTAATTTCTTCTCTAACTTCTATAATAGGTTCGTCAAATTTTAATTCTTCAAAAACTACCTCATCAAACTTAGGCATTTCAAACGTAGGTAAATCTTCAATTATATTCTGTGCATCTTCAACAATGTCATTTTGAATATCAATAGCAACGGGTTGATTGTCATAAGTAATTAATAATGAAGGTTCTTTAAGATCAGCTGCTCTATGAGATCCACTAACAGAGGCATTACCCGCAGCTGTAGAGTTAAACTCAAATCTATTTTTAATTGTGTAATCTGTGTTAGCATTTAAACCAACAGAATAGATATTGTTACCCGTGCTTTGGAATGCACAGCCATTATAGGTAGCGCAAGAACCCGTAACTGTTTTAGTTTGGGTGGTAACATTACCAGCAGTATCAGTAACAATTTGTTTCATCACTACATTTTGATCGTTACTATTCCAGAACCAAACTTTAGCAGATTGAGTGGCACTAAAGCCATTTTGTATTTGAGCTTCAGTTAAACCAACATTTGTACCTAAACTTAATGGAGTAATATTTTGAATGTATCCTTCATCAACACCCGCAATAATACCCGTGCCGTGATTGTTTGAGATTTGACCCTCCCAATTATTGTTGGTTGTAAAAGTTTGATTAATTATATTTGATGTAGTTATTTCTTCAGCTACTAATTTAGCTGGAGAATACCAACAAAGAATACCCCACAAAATAGCCATAAGTATAATTATAGCTTTCACTTTGCTAGCCTATCCATGTGATGATAAATTCTGCCAATAACTTTATCAAGATCCATTAACTCTTGTTGCAGCATCATAACGATTACTTGAATTTCAACAAGTGTGATAACTACCCAGGTAGCTAACCCCATAAGCAATGTACCAAGCAAAGCAATTAAAGCTGTGTTAGTTTTTCTCGTCATTGTGAATTATTGTAGATTTCTTATAAGATTTTTTTTTGACTAACTTTGTTTCTTTAATTATTTTTAATTCATGTTTGAGATACTGTTCGTAAGTAGGCATCTTGCCATTGTATTTATTAAACAATAATGCTGTAGCATTTTTCCCAATTTGACCCGAAATCGGACACGGAGTATTCGCTGCGTATGCAGACATAGCTTGAAAGACATCTGGTATTTGGCAAAGTAAACTGATTGAAGCTACTTTCATTCCCATACCATATAATGCTTTGGATAAATTAATTTTTTGGCAGACGGGATCAATATAATGTTTTCCAGTTGCAACACCCACTCCAAATGTTTGAACAGAACCAGAAATAGCCATACCACAAGTGTTCATAGAATTTAAAGATGGAGCATTAGCACTATAGGGAGCTGATTTCATGTTAGATGTATTGGTAGAATTGCTTGTTGTGTTGGATGATGATCCAGTTTGAAAAGTAGTTGTGCTAGTCATGTTATCAATTTGGGAGTTAGATCCATTGACGTTATCTTGATTAATAGTATCAGCCATTACAGCTGTACTAAATATTAAAGCAAGCCAAAGAATGCCTAAAAATGTATATGTTGCTCCTTTAATCCACTTCATGTTTCTGCTTTCTTACCTTTATTAATACCTTTTTTAATGATGTAGTTTTGAGTGCCGTTAGCTCCCGTCTGAACTTCCTTTTTTAAGAACTTAAACAAATCCATTTCTTTTAATTTCTTTTCTGTGTGTTTAATAAATTGTTCTAATACTTTGTGATCTCTCATTTGCTTTTACATTTACAACGTGGAGCAAATATCCATTTAATAAATTTTTTTATCATCTGCCACCGCCTTTATATCTTGTTTGTTTCTTCTGCCTTTGCTCACTTTTATTTTGAGATTTTTTGTGGATCCCACGTTTGGGTGGTTTATCTCTAGGTGTAAATAATGAAAAGTTTTGTTTAGCCATTTAATTTTGCTTGTTCTGTATGTTGTTTACCCATTGAATTACCATCCCAATTAGAACTAACATGAGTTGGCTCTACATCGTTTATCCAATGTTGAATTGATATGAATGCACCACCATTTTTAGAAGCCGTGCCACCATGTAAGTCGTTTGGTTTAACTCTTATTGTTTGATAAGCATTAATTGGATAACCATCTTGTTCCTCTAATGCTTGATCTTCTGTCATTACTGTTTCTCCAGAATGCGTAAACTTCATACCATATAAAAAGCACTCGTAACTATCTACATCTGGATGAGTATGTTCTGGTATAACTAAATTAGGCTGACATATAAAAAGCTCAACCTGGTATGGTTTAGATCTATATAAAACTATACCACTTACACCTTCTATAAATAATAGTGGATTTTTAAATGGTGTATAAAATTTATTAACTTCTCCAGAATTTAAGTACCAATCTGCAAAGTGTGATAACTCATCCTCTTTAGGATTAATCATTTTTTCTTTCTATCAAGTACGGATTTTGTAACCTTACTTCCAAAGCTAGCCGTGAATACAATGATAACTAAATACCATACGCTGTCTGGTAAATCATTTATGATTGCTACCCACTCTCTAAAGTTTTCTCTTGTACTTGGGAACCATCCCGTTGTGAGCATAGAAATTAGCCACACCATTAATATCTCGTCTTTATAAGATTGATCCTGGCTTTTGATACGAGCAACATCTGTATCTTTGGCCGCTTCTATTTCAGCAGCTCTAATAACTTTTACCTTCTCTGCTTTGTGTTTAAAGTGATCTGTTGCTTTATTTAAAACCATTTTAGTTAATGGATTTTTTAATAAACTTAATAAACCTATCATGCGCAGCTCCTCATCAGCTCCGCCAGGCTTTCACACCTTGATGTTGTTTGACTATGCCAAGCACTATCAATCATTTCATCTGCTGCTTTATTATAATCAGCTTCTTCAATACCTTCCCACATCTTTTTAAATTTCATCACACGAGGTTTTCCAAGTTGGAAAGACATTTCACAAATGATACCTTTAACTATTTCGGGTACTTCTATTTCTTCCAGTAATTCGTTTGCAGATGTAAGAGCAATTTCAAAATCATTATCGAACACAGCTTCAAGCTCATCTTTAGAATATTCAATACCCTCAACAAAGTGATCGGTAGGTAGAACCAGATGGCCATAACCAACTGTAGCGAAACCCAGGCTATCGGAGTACACAGTATCCCTATACC